CTTGACTAAATGGAAAGACCCACAGGGTGGTGATGGACAAGATGCATTTCAAGTACAAATGGCACATTACAGAACAAAATATTCAGAAGAATTTAATGCAGTATTAAGAGATGGCGTAGAATATAATGAAGATGGTGATGATACAGTCACCGCTAGTGAAAAAGAACCCATACATACATTAAGATTAGTTCGTTAATGGTTGCGAATGTTCGCATTAAGGACAATTCTGTTCAAGTAAGCAAATCAGTTCAAAAAGTTTCTAAACAAGTACAAAGAGCAATTAAAAGAGCCTTAGCTAATGCAACAGCTTTTGAGATTTCTTCTATTAAAGAACGTACCCAAAGCAAAGGCGTAGACTTTAGAGGGAGGGCATTTAAACCTTATTCACCTAAATATAAAAGAAGATTAGTTAAAGAATCTGGTGTTGTTGATTTGACTGACACTGGACAAATGTTTAGTTCATTAACAAGTAAAGTGACACCAAGTAAAGGTGAATTATTTTTTAGACAGGCATCAGCTAATAGAAAAGCCTTTTTCCATGATGAAGCAGGTGTAGGTAGAAAAAAGATTATCCGACCCTTTTTTAGAATAAGTAAAAAAGAAGAAACAAACATTGAAAAGATATTCTTTAATGTGTTAGAAAGAGAACTGAGATTATGAGCAAAAGAGAAGATATAGCGGCAAATATAATTACTGTATTAGATGCAGTCACTTCACCTATTGAACTGAAGAAAATAACCAGAGAACCTTTTGAACCTGAACAGTTAGCCGACCCACAATTTCCTGCTATTTATATTTCTACAGGTGACGAGGTACGAGAGGATTATACTCTTGGTGATACTGCGGCAGGAAAAAGAAGTGGTACAATAGATTATGTTTTAGTGGGTTATGTCAAAGGCACAGAAACTAATTTAGATACAAAACGCAATCAATTAATTGAGGTTATAGAAGAAACACTTGATGTAGATAGAACTAGAGGTGGTAATTCTCTTAATAGCCAAATAGTAGAAGTTAGTTCAGATGAAGGCACATTATATCCTTTGGGTGGAATAAGAATTGTGGTAAGAGTATTTTATGAATTTGTACGAGGTACAGCATAATGGCTAAAAGAGTAAAGCTATACAAAGATGGTAATTCCATAGAAGTATGGGATAATAATATAGACAAGTTTCTTGCTAATGGTTATAAACTAGAAGCAGAAAAAAAACCTACCAAATCTAAAAAAAAGGTAGAAACAAATAACGAAGGAGATAACGAATGGCAACACACGTCGGAACAGCAGGAGTAGTCAAAGTTGCATCAGCAACTGTAGCTGAAGTGACAGGTTTTAACATTGACGAAACTAACGATACTGTTGAGGACACATCATTAACTGATACTGCAAAGAGCTATATCGCACTAAGAAAAGATGCCACTGGTACTATTGAATGCCATTGGGATGAAACAGATTCATCAGGTCAAGAAAGCCTTGATGTTGGTGCTTCTGTCACATTAAATCTTTACCCTGAAGGTGCAGATAGCGGAGATGCTTATTATACTGGAACTGCTTTAGTGACAGGTGCATCAGTAGCAGTGACAATGGATGGTGTAATCAGTAGAACATTTAATGTTCAATTTACTGGTGGCGTCACACATACAACAGTCTAATCTATATGCCCAAGAAAGATTATCTTGAGGGTGCTATAAATCATTTTAAGCACCAAGAGATTAAAATTATTGAAGTAGAAGAATGGGGATTAACAGGCGAAGATGCCATTTACGTTAAACCATTTACACTTTTAGAAAAAGCAGAAATCTTTAAAGGCTCTAATGATAATGACTTAACTGTCTTAATTGATGTCATTGTAAAAAAGGCACAAACAAAAGATGGCGAGTTAATGTTTGATATAGAAAGTAAGATTAGGATGAAGAAGTTTGTTGACCCAGATATTATTGCTAGAGTGTCTAGTGAAATATTAAATCCTTCTACTGATGATACTAAAACCCTAAAAAAAAACTAAATTCTGATTCAGATTTTAGATTTCATTTTTTCTTAGCAGAAAAGCTACATAAAACTATTGGGGAAATTTTACAAATCCCAGTAGATGAATATAATATGTGGGTAGCTTATTATAATCTCAAACATGAAGAAGAACAAAAAGCATTGAATAAACAGAAGATGCAAGGTAAAAGAAGATAATGACTAAAAAATTACTGATTGACATTATCGCTAAAGATAAGACCAAACAGGCATTAAGTGGTGTTCAAAAAAATCTTTCAAATGTAAAAAACTCCGTTTTTAGTTTAAAAGGTGCATTAGTTGGTCTTGGTGCAGGTGCGATTGTTAAATCCTTTGTTGATGTAGGTAAGGAAGTTGAAAGCTTACAAGTTCGTTTTAAATTTTTATTTGGTTCAATAGAAGAAGGTGCAGTTGCATTTAATAGTCTTACAGATTTTGCAGGTAGAGTTCCCTTTTCATTAGAGGAAATATCAAGAGCATCAGGTAATTTAGCGGTTGTAGCCAAAGATGCACAAGATTTAAATAGAGTTTTAGAAATTACTGGTAATGTAGCCGCAGTCACAGGATTAGACTTTGAAACTACATCAAGCCAAATTCAAAGAGCATTTTCAGGTGGTATTGGTGCGGCAGATTTATTTAGAGAAAGAGGTGTTAGAGCCTTATTAGGTTTCCAAGCAGGTGCAAAAGTCACTGCTGAGGAAACAATAGCAAGGTTTGAAGAATTATTTGCAGGTGATGGACAGTTTGCTAGTGCTACAAAAGATTTAGCAACAACTCTTGAAGGAACTCTATCCATGATAGGGGATAAGTATTTTAAATTTCAAAAAGATGTAGCAGCAGGTTTCTTTGATGAACTCAAAGGTGAGTTTGGTGATTTAAATGTATTCTTAGAACAAAATGAACAACAAATAAAAGATATAGCAACTGCTATTGGTGAGAATTTTGCAGGTGCTTTAACAAGAACATCAGAAACTATAAAAGGGGTTGCTCCTGCGGTTAAAACTATTTCAAATGCTTTAGGAAGTACAATTCAAGGTTTTTCTTCATTACCTCCATTTGTTCAAAATGTTGGTTTAGTAGGTGCTTTATTATTTGGTAAAAAAGGTGCAGTGGCATTAGCAGGTGTATCTTTCTTTTTTGATAAAATTACTGACTTTATTGATAAAGTTAAAAATGAAAAAAATTTAGAAGAATTATTAAAATTACCTAATGATGAATTATTAGAAAGTGTCAAATCATTAGAAGATATAAACGAACTTATTAGCTTCACAGAGCCAAAATTAATTAAAACTAAGGCAAAAATTATTGAAACAAATACTCAATATAAAGAGCAAAATGAATTATTAAAGGAATTAAGAAATCAAATTAATAATAATAATTTAGCTATTGAACATGGTACTAAAGTAGGTTCACAATTTGCTAATGCTCTTGGAAAGATTGACGTTCAAGCAAAAAATTCAAACGAACAATTAAAAGAAATGACAAGAACAACTAATAAAATGGTTGTCATAGGTGGAATGGTTGGTGAGCAATTTCAAAAAGCATTAGAGAGTATGGGTGAAGGGGTTGATACAATTACAGAAGACAAATTTCCTAGATTTAAACAAGCCTTAGAAGATGCAGGAAATACAACACTTCAATTAGATAATTTATTTACTAATACCTTTAATAGTTTTACAGATACTTTAGCTGACAGTATTATGACAGGTAAGTTTGCATTTAAAGATTTTGCAAGGTCGGTAATAGCAGATATAGCTAGAATAATTGCAAGACAACAAGCACTAATTGCCATTCAAAAAATATCTGGTTTATTTGGTGGAAGTTTATTTGGATTTAATATTGGCGGTTTATTACCTGCGAGGTCATCAGGTGGTAGAGTAAATGCAGGTATGCCAGTGACAGTTGGCGAGGCAGGAAAAGAAATTTTTGTACCCCAATCATCAGGAACTATAATACCAAACAATCAAGCAGGTGGCTCAACAAATATAAACTTCACTATCAATACAGTAGATGCACAAGGTGTTGATGATTTGATTACAAATAGACGAAGCACTATTATTAATGTTATTAATGATGCGTTAAATAGACAAGGGAAGGAAGCATTAGTTTAATGAGTGGTACTTATCCAACATCACCTGTGTTTAGGGCATTAGGTTTTACATCAGAACAAAAAACAATCACATCTACTACTGACAGTGGTAAGATGTTTAGCGTTCAAGTAGATGGTCAAAGATGGAAATTCTCAGCTTCATATTCACCTATGGGAAGAACTAAATTTGCTCCTGTTTATGCATTTATAATTAAACAAAGAAGTCAAAAAGAAACATTCCAAATAGTTCCACCTGTTATTTCTAGTGCTAGAGGGCATGAAGTAAATAATGTTGCAGTTAATGGAGCACATACCGCAGGTGATACAACCATAGCAGTAGACGGACACCATAATAATTCAGCAGGTGCATTTTTGGCAGGTGATTTGATTAAGTTTGGTAGTCATAGCAAAGTCTATATGATTGTTGAAGATGTAAACCCATCAGGAAACGCATCTACTCTAACAATAGAGCCACCATTACGAGAAAACCTAGCTGATGATGCAACAATAACTTATGACAATGTTCCATTCACTGTAAGGCTTATAAATGACGTACACCAATTTAATACAGACAATATAGATTTATATAAATTTGAAGTAGATTTTATAGAGGCTTTGTAATGACTAGAGGATTATCTAGTAATCTTACAACTGAATTAGCCAATCAGAATATTAAACCTATTGTCTTAATAGAAATACTATTCCCAACACCTCAAAGAATAACTAATCATTACAAAGATATAACTCATAATTCAAACACTTATACATCTAGTGGACATCTATTATCTATAGGTGGTAAAGCAGAAAAATCAGAATTAGATGTAGGTAATTTTCAAATTGAATTATCAGCAGTGGATAGTGCGTTTGTATCTATTGTTTTGAACAACAATGTTAGTAATGATGAAGTCACTATTGATATTGGGTTATTAGATAGTGCAGATGCCTTAATAGATACATTCAATTATGATACAGGATTTATAGAAAGTTTTTCTATTGATACAAATACAGGAAGATTAATTTTAAGCTGTACTTCTCACTTTGCAGATTTTAGTAGAGTAGCAGGTAGAAAAACAAATGAAGGTAGCCAACAAGTTTTCTTTTCATCTGATAAGGGAATGGAGTTTGCGGCATTAACAGTTCAAGATATTTTATGGGGTAGAAAATAATGGGTTTCTTTATTCCAATACTAACTGCAATAGCAAAGAGTGTTATTACTGGTTTTGCTATATCTAAAGCAATATCTTGGTTAGCACCAAAGCCTGAAATACCTGAATTTCAACAAGATGCAGAAGCACAAGGGGTATTGGTCAATAAACAATCTAATAATGCTAATATTCCTGTTATTTATGGAACAAGAAAAGTTGGTGGCACAAGAGTATTTTTAGAAACATCAGGAACAGATAATCAATATCTTTATGGTGCAATAGTATTAGCAGAAGGTGAAATAAATAATATTACCTCAATCATTGTTGATGATAGTGCGGTCACCTTTAATGGTTCAATAACTGACGGAACTACAATCACATCTAATGACAGTAAATATGGAACTACCATTCAAGTACAACCATTCTTTGGAACTGATGGACAATCAGCTTCATCACTACTAACAACATTATCGTCATGGGGGAGTAATCATAAACTATCTGGCATTTCCTATCTTGCATTTAGAATAGAATGGGATGCAGATAAATATTTAGGTATTCCAACTATTCAAGCAGTTATTCAAGGAAAAAAAGTTGTTAGTTATAATTCAAGTTCTGTAGCACAAACTGCGGCTTTCTCTACTAATCCTGCTTGGTGCTTATTGGATTATTTAACCAATACTAGATATGGGAAAGGTATTGATATTGGTGATATTGATATTTCTAGTTTTTATTCAGCTAGTCAAACTGCCATAACACAAGTGACACCTTATTCTGGTGGGAGTGATATTAATTTATTTGACTGTAATGCAGTTATTGATACTGGACAAAAGTTAATAGATAACACAAGAACGCTTCTTAAAGGAATGAGAGGTTTTTTACCTTATACACAAGGTAAATATAAACTGATTATTGAAACAACAGGTTCAAGTGTCTTAACACTAAACGAAGATAATATCATAGGTGGAATTAAAGTATCAAGTGAAAGAAAAAATGAAAAATATAATCGTGTTCAAGTAAACTTTGTCAATCCAGAAAAAAATTATCAATCAGATACTATTGTTTATGATACAGACCATGCAACTTTAAAAACTGCTGATGGTGGTTTCTTGCAAGAAGGTGTTATTGATTTACCGACTATCACTAATCCATACCAAGCTTTAGAGTTTGGTGAGATTGTTCTTCAAAGAAGTAGGAATAATATAGGACTACAATTAACTGCTAACTATACTGCTATGAATTTAGCTATTGGTGATATTGTGGCAGTCACTTCATCTATTACAGGTATGTCCGCTAAACCTTTTAGAGTTGTAGGCATGGCAATCAATCCTTCTTTTGAAGTTTCATTATCATTAATAGAACATCAAGATGCTTGGTACACATTTTCAGAAAAGACAGAAGTTGCTACAGTTCCAGATACTACATTCCCTAATCCTTTCACAGTACAACCCCCTTCTTCAGTCACCCTTGCTGATGAACTAATATCTTATAATGATGGAACAGTTATTGTTGCCATGAATATAACTATTGGTGCATCACCAGACCAATTTGTTAGAGAATATCAAGTAGAATATAAAAGAACTGCTGATAGTAATTTTATTGTACATAGTAGAGGTACAGTAGATTTATTTCATAGAGTATTGAATGTTATCTCAGGTGATAATTACACAGTAAGAGTTAAAGCTATAAATTCATTAGGTGTTGAAAGTACAAACGTCACTGCTACAAGAGATATAATTGGTGAGATTGACCCACCGAGTGACGTGCAAGATTTTGCAATTAATATTGTAGGTAGTGATGCTCATCTTAGTTGGGAAAGCATACCAGACGCAGACCTCAATTATTATGTTGTTAACTTCACTACAGAAACAGTTAATCCAGAATGGCAGAATAGCTTTACTTTAATTAACAGAGTATCAAGACCTGCAACTTCTGTGACTGTACCTGCTAGAACAGGTAGTTATTTAATTAAGGCAGTAGATAAACTAGGCAACTTCTCATCTAATGAAACTATTATTACTACTAATATTACTGCTATTGGAGACTTTACTAATGCCAATACTGCTACAGAAAATCCAAACTTTACAGGAACTAAAACAAACTGTGTTGCAGTAGATAATAACCTTGAATTAGATAGTTTAGAAAACTTTGATGATAACACCTCAGATAACTTTGACGATATAACCACAAGAAACTTTGATGGTGGTACAACTAATGACAATGTTCCATCTATTGGAACTTATGAATTTGCTAATATTATAGACTTAGGCAGTACGCAAACAACTAGATTAACAGGAAATATTACCCAAACTACAGATGATAGAGATAGATTGTTTGATAACGTAGCAGGATTATTTGATTCACAAGCTTCCAATTTTGATGGTGACGCATCTGTGAACGCCTCTAGTCATTTAGAGATTGCTACATCTACTGATAATATCACTTACACATCATTTAGAAATTTCAATGTGGGTGATTACTCTGCAAGATATTTTAAATTTAGATTAATAATGCAGAGTTTAGATAACTCCGCAACTCCTGTGGTATCAGCACTATCTGTAGATGCAGATATGCAAGAAAGATTGGTTTCTGAAAATGATGTAGCATCAGGTGCAGGAACTAAATCTATTACATTCTCACCTGTGTTTATTTCTACACCTGCTATTGGTGTATCAGCACAAGGATTGGCAACAGGTGATTTTTATGAAATAACTAACAAATCAGTATCAGGCTATGATATAACATTTAAAAACAGTGGTGGCACTGCAATAAGTAAAACATTTGACTATATAGCGAAAGGGCATTAAAAAGAAGTTATGGCACAACACGATATGAATATCGCCAATCAGGGTTTCCCTGCGACTAGAAGCGATATAAACAACGCATTATCAGCAATCAATTCAACACATTCAGGCAGTTCTACACCTAGTGGAGCAGTAGCAGGTACTATTTGGCTAGATACAACTAATGCAACAAACCCAACTTTAAAATTTTATGATGGCTCAGATAATATATCACTAGCCACTATTGACTATTCAGCTAACACAGTTAATTGGTTAGACAGTTCTGTTGTTGCTGATTTAGTAAACGACACCTCACCACAATTAGGTGGCGATTTAGATGTTAATGGTAATCAGTTTGTATCTGCTTCAAATGGCAATATACAGTTTACACCTAACGGAACAGGTAAAATATTATTTGATAATGTAGCTTACTCACCTACAGGAACGCTAACAGATGGTGCAACTATAGCTTGGGATACATCAGCTATCCAAGTGGCTCAAGTGACTTTGGGTGGTAATAGAACTTTTTCAGCACCGACAAATTTAATTGATGGTGGATTTTATGCTTTAATAATTATTCAAGATGGCACAGGCTCAAGAACTGCTACATTTAACTCTGTATTTAAGTTTGCATCAGCAACCGCACCTACACTCACTACAACTGCGAGTGCTAGAGATATTATAGTTTTTCAATCAAACGGAACAAATTTATATGAAACTGGAAGGAGTTTGAATCTTACATAATGTTTGCACTAGTAGAAGATAATGCTTTTGTTAAAATAGTAAACTCAAGCAAGGGAATAACCATTGGTGATAATCAATATCCTAAAACAATTTTTTCATTATGGTCAAACGCTGAGAGGGAAGCGATTGGCATATATGAAGTCGTCATGGACGCAACTAATCAAAAAGATGAAGCTTACTATATCAATACTGATGTTAGTTATGCCTATTCTAGTGGTACTGTCACAGGAAGCTATGGCACTGCAACTGCAAAACCTTTAGCAGATATTCTATGGGCAGATGATGATGATGACAGACCTAGTGATGTTTCTGTTGGTGATGTAAAAGTCAAAGGACTAAAATCATTAGAGATTGAAAAAATCAAACAACAAGCAAGTGGATTACTATCCCCTACTGATTGGCATGTAGTCAAAGCAACTGAAGTATCTGATTATTCTGTACCAAGTGATGTTGCAACTTATAGAACAAATGTAAGAGCAAAATCAAATGAAATGGAAACACAAATAAATGCCTGTTCTGATGTTGACGCTTTAAAAACTTTATTCACTTGGGTGTATGACGAAGATACAAATACAACCTCAAGACCTTTAGCTAGTTTCCCAGAGGTGATATAATGACATTCCCAATTCTAGGTGGGAATGGTGCAGTCGCAGATGCTTATAGCATTGATAATTCCCTAAGATTTAATGATGGAGATAGTGCTTATTTAACAAGGACTAATTCTAGTGGTGGAGATAGACAAAAATTTACTACTTCTTTTTGGATAAAAAGAGGAAATTTGACAGGAAGTGGTATTAAATTATTTGATGCAGGAGCATCAACATCATCAGACAGTGGCAGATTTTTTATTGGAACTTTTGGAACTGAAAAACTTGTTGTGACTGGTGGTGCAACAACTTACAGAGTGACATCTCAAGTTTTTAGAGATGTATCAGCGTGGTATCACATTATTGTTGCAGTAGATTCAACTCAAGGCACATCAGATAATAGAGTAAAAATCTATGTTAATGGTAATCAAGTCACTAATTTTGACACCAATAATTCTATGACACAAAATCAAAACACACCTGTTAATGAAAATACAAAAAAACATGAAATAGGAAGAAATCAACAAAATGGCACAGAACACTATGACGGCTATATGGCAGAATGGAATTTCATAGATGGACAACAATTATCACCTACAGACTTTGGTGAATATGATGAAGATAGTGGTATATGGAAACCCAAAGAATATGAAGGTAGCTATGGCACGAATGGTTTTTATTTAGATTTTGAAAACAGTGGTAGTCTTGGTGCTGATAGTTCTGGTAATGGTAATAACTTTACCCCAACTAATTTAGCATCTACAGACCAAACAACAGATACACCTACTAATAACTTTGCTACTTTAAATGCTAATGATGTTAGTGGTGGTGCTTTATCACAAGGAAACTTATTACAAATAAGCAGTGGAGCAAGTAATACTAATGGAACTATTGGTATGCCTACAGGAAAATGGTATTGGGAAATTTATATCAATGTTGGTGGTGGTGGTCTTTTAGGTATTGGTACTGGAAGTGCCGAAGTGGGAACTGCTTTAGCTGATTTGTCAAACATTTATGGCTATGCCTTAAATGGTGATAAATATCAAAACACTACTGGAAGTTCTTATGGTGCTTCTTATGGAACAGGCGACCTTATTGGTGTTAAATTTGATGCTGATACTAGACAATTAGAATTTTTAAAAAACAATTCATCACAGGGTGTTGCTTTTACAGTGAGTAGTGGTGATGTTTATTTACCTCAAATTCATTCTAACGGAACAAACTTTACAATGAACTTTGGGCAAGATAGTTCTTTTGCAGGTCAAGAAACAAGACAAAACAATTCAGACGGAAATGGCTATGGTGACTTCTACTACGCACCACCCTCTGGCTATCTTGCACTATGTACTCAAAACCTAGCAACTGCCTTATCCCCTACAGTTGATGATGGTAGTTCTTATTTTAATAGTGTTTTATATACAGGTGACGGAAATTCTGGTGGTGCTAGAAATATAACAGGTGTTGGATTTCAACCAGATTGGACTTGGATTAAAGAAAGAAACAGTACTACCTATCATAACTTATTTGATTCTAATAGAGGTGCAGGATATGTACTTCATAGTAATGTAGCTGACGCAGAGGGTAATTATACAAGTTATTTTACTTCATTTGATAGTGACGGATTTACATTAGAAAATAATGCAGGAAGTTTAAATGGTAATGGTGATACTTATGTAGCATGGAACTGGTTAGCATCTGGCTCTACTGCTTCTAATACTGATGGCTCAATCACATCTACAGTATCAGCTAATACCACCGCAGGATTTAGTATTGTGACTTATACAGGAAATGGTGGCAGTCAAACAATTGGACATGGGTTAAGTCAAGCTCCTGTTTTAAGTATACGAAAAAAACGAAATACTACAGGAGATTGGTTTGTTCACACTAATATATTTGATGGTGGTATGGATTATTTAAAATTAAATACAACTGATGCAAAAAGTAGTAGTAGTTTAGCTAATTTTACTGCAACAACTTCAGGTGCTGATGATAATAGTGACCAATATGTAGTTTATTTTTTTCATTCAGTAGAAGGCTACTCTAAAATTGGCACTTATACAGGTAATGGAAGTACAGACGGAACATTTGTTTATACAGGTTTTAGACCTGCTTTTATTATAACTAAAAAGACTGATGGTGCATCTAATTGGGGTATGTTAGATGCTACAAGAAGTTCTTTTAATCTTGCTGATGATTGGTTAGGAGCAAATTTATCTAATGCTGAAAGTGTAGAAACAACCAGAAGTGCTGATTTATTATCAAATGGTTTT